GGGCCGCTTGAAGGATATCACCGCGGCAGAAGCCGGCGCGCGTCTCACCGACGCGAAGATCGCCGAACTCCTGAGCAAGTTCCCGGTCGGCGAGCGCCCGACTCACCTGCTCATGTCCCGCCGCTCGGCCTACCAGCTGCAAATCAGCCGAACCATGACCGCCAGCACCAAGCAAGAAGCCTTTACCGGCATCCTCCCCGGCACTCCCACGGAGTCGTTCGGGATTCCCATCATCATCACCGACTCCATCGGTGACACCGAAACCCTCAGCTAATCACCATCATGGCCTTCGAATTCAATCGCAACCAGCAAGACCTCAACTTCACCTCGACGGTGGCAATCGCGCAAGCGGGTGCCAACACTGCATCCTTCGACCTTGAACAGGCCGTGGGTGGCGACATCGGGGCAGTGGTTTTTGAACTCGCCGCTCCGACTGCCGCCGGCATCACCTCCACAAAGGTCGTCACCTACGCGCTGCAAGACAGCGCAGACGGCACGAACTGGCTCGCTGTCGACCCGGCGATCTCGACCACCCAGACCGCTGACGGATCTGGCATCGTGGCGAAGACCGTCCGCTTCCGCGTTCCTGCCAACACCCGCCGGTATGTCCGCATCGCGCAGACGATGACCGCGACCGCTGGCACCGTGACCGGCAGCATGGTGGCCAAGCTCCTGTTCTGATCGAACCACTTCACAGCGGCCCGCCGGTCATGCGGGCGGGCCGCTTTTCCTTTTCTGACTCATGGCTTGGATTGCACTCACCGTTGACAGCTTCCGCGACCGCCTCGGCAACGACGAACTCGACCGGCTGGTTGAAGAGTCGCCGACGCCTGACGCGAAACTCGCAGAGGTGCTATCCCAAGTCGCTGCGGAGTTCGTCTCCCGCATCAACTCCGGCCGCCGCAAGCGTGGCCTCGGGCCGCTCGTGAACACCGGGCTGTTCATTCCGCCAGGCGCGCAGCGGCACGCCTACGCCATCGCCCGCCGACTGCTCACCGACGCATTCCCATCGCTCGCTGAGTTCAACGGCGATGACCGGAAGCTCGCCGTGGAGGCCGCCGAGAACTTCCTCGACGACCTCGCGAACAACAACGCCGACGCCGACGACACCGGGGCCACATCGTTCGCTACCGCATCCGGCGCATCGTTCCGCTACTCGGGCAAGGCACTCATGGACTTCGCCGAGTCACCCTGACACATGGCATCCCTCATCCGCCAGATCGTCGAGAGCATCGCGGAACACCTCCGCGATTCCGAGTATTTCCGCACGGTGCCGACGATCCCTGTCCTCGTGGAGGACCAGAAGAACATCGAGAACGAGATCGTCAACGCCGCGCAGAAGGCCGGCGCTTTCGTGATGGTGAACTTCGCATCCGGCGAGACCGACACCGACAACACGCCCGGTCCATACCTGACGACAGCCACGTTCCAAGTCACCGTCTCGGAGATCCCGAGCATCTGGCGCAGCAAGGCCCGACCCGGCCCGTCATGCACCGAGATCGCCGAAGCAGTCTCCCGCCTTCTCCACCACCTCCAGCCTTCCGACCGCGACGACGCACCGCTGTCCGGTGGCGTGCTGCTTTTCGCCGGCATGAGCCAGCAGGCCAACGACTCGATGCTCCAGCAGGCGATTCAATTCACAATTCCCATCGGACTTTCCAATTCCATTCCAACCCGATAAGCCATGCCAACTTTCAATCGCACCACCATTGTGCGCGGTCCTTGCAAGATCGCCTTCGACAGCGCCACCTTCTACTCGAAGGGCGGCGTCTCGTTGACCATGACGAATGCCACGTTCGACAAGGAAACCGACGCCTACGGTGTGGTCTCGAAGTCGAAGACCGACTTCCAGATCGTCGTCGAGTTCGAGCCTGTCGGCGAGATTGAATCGCTGACCGTGCTGTTTCCCTACGGCAACACCGCGATGGGCGCGAGCATCTACGGCGGCACCGACAAGCCACTGGTCATCACGGCCGCCGATGCCACCTACACGATCAACAACGCGGCGGTCACTCAGATGCCTTCGATCCGGTGCAGCGCGAACAATACCGCATTCGGCACCGTCCAGTTCACCGGCCTGCTTGAGATCAGCGGTGACCCTGCTGTTCTCGCCGACTACTACGGCGTCGGCGCAGGCGGATCCGTCGGCACCGCATTCGACCCGACGAAGATCATCACCGCACCTTACACCGCGACGCTCGGAGCCATCGGCCCGTTCTTCTCCGAAGGTGGGTTTGAGATCGCGTTCGAGCTTGGCCTCAACCCGATCACCGTGGACGGGATCGGCACCGTGGACATGTCGATGCAGAACCTCGGCGCAACGATCACCTGCATTCCAACCGGCCTCGCCGAGAACGCCTTCGATTCGCTCTTCGGATCGCTCGACGCAGGCGAAGACCTCGCGTCGTCCACGCTCGACATCTCGACGGCGACGACCGGCGGGATGAACTTCGACTGTGCAGCGGTGCAGTTGATCGACCTCCAAAAGCGGTTCTCACCGACTGACAACCGCCTCGGCCAGTTGACGCTGTCCGCAAAACGCACATTCAGCACCGGCGCGCAGGTCGCTCTCTACACCATCACCGCAGTCTGATGATCTGCAACCTGACCATCGGCGCGACCGTGGTGGAGTTGGCCGGCGGTCTCGGGCGCACATCCGAGACTTCCGGCCTGCGGATCGACGTGCAGCCGTCGTTCGAGCGTGTCGCCTACATCGGAGTCAACGAGGCGCGGCAATACGCCCGCCCTGGCGCTTCGATCTCGGTGTCGTTTGACTCGTCGCAGACGTTCGCAAGCCTGGCACTCGCGCAGGCCTACATCCTCGGGCTGCCGTCCGACCTGATCAACCAGACGAGCGCAACCGCGGTGATCGGGCAGGAGGTGCCGACCATGGTAGTGACCGGGACGCTATCGCCTGCGGCGGGCGGCACCTACACGTTCAGGGAGATCTTCAATGGCAAGCCGGTCTACGAGAAAGGGATATACGGCGCGGTGGGCTATTCATACATCAGCTGGGATTCCGGCGCGTTGAAATGGCTGCTAATCCGCGTGGATGTGCTTTCCCCGCTGGCGATCAGCATCTGGGAGTCATCCTCCAACGTCGCCACACCCGACCTCGCCGCTGTATGGACTCCAGTCTCGCCGGCCACCGGCACGCCTGTCTTCACTGCTGGCACCACGATCACCCCGTCATTGACCATCTACGACGCGGAGGCCATTGTGTCCGCAGCGCATCAAGGCGCGACGGTTCGGCTTTCCGTTAGCATTTCCGGCCGCATCACCTCTCCCTAAAAGATGGCATCGAAGAAGGTCAACATCCAGATCGACACGCGGGCCGACACGACCGGAGCGAAGCAGGCCGCCCAGTCGATGGACAACCTCGCCGCGTCTGGAACGCGGGCCGAGACTGGGACGAAGGCGGCAGGAAAAGGCACCGCATCTGTCGGCCAGATCGCATCCGCCGCCGGCTACCAGGTGCAGGACTTCGCCGTGCAGGTCGCCGGCGGCACCTCCGCATTGACCGCGATGGCACAGCAGGCACCGCAGTTCCTCGGCGTCTTCGGACCCGGCGGCGCGATTGCGGGCGCTCTCATCGCGGTGGGTGCGATTGCGCTCAAGGTCTTCAACGGCATGGCCGACGACTCCGCGAACGCTGCGGAGAAGGCGGCTTTTCTGGCTGAGACGATCAAGGAGGTAAGCGACACGGCATCGAAGGCAGTCGGCAAAGACATCGACTTCGGGCTGAAGAAGATCGACGACGCCGCCACTGCCGCGCTGAACCTGATCGGAGCCTTCGACGGAGTGACCGACGCGGCGAATGCCGCCTCACTGGCGACGCTGTCGAACGCGGAGAAGATCCGCAAAGCCGAGGTTGAGATCCGCAAGCTTCGCGGCGAGCAGGTGGACGAGATCAAGGAGATTGAGGCGGCGACGGCAGCAGAGTCGGCCATGCGTGAAGAGCAGGCACGGCAGGCTACAGCGGCCGAGAACACCCGAGTCGAGCAGGCGAAGGCAGCGGAGGCTGAGGTGCAGAAAGCATTAGACCTGAAGCTGCAAGAGCAGGCAACCACACAGGCCAACCTCACCGCAGAGAACCAGAAGCTTGGACTACTACGCGAGCAGCGCGACGCACTGGCCGAGCAGGCCAAGGAGCGAGGGAAAATTTCCGAAGGGGAGATTCCCTTCATGAAGACGCCTGCCGCAGAGCAGGCGCAAAAGCAACTCGACGACCAATTCTTTCAAGCATCCATCGCGACCGCAGAGAAGAACATCGCGGTCCTAGAGACCAAGGGCAAAGAGATCAGTGACCAGCTGAATGAAAATGCCACGGCGCTGAACTCTGCGATGACGAACAGCGCGGCGATCGTGCAGAAGGCGGCAATCGCCATCCCCAAAATCGCCGAGGAACTCAAGACAGCCGACATCGTCGCTCAGGTTGATGCGATCAAGGAAGTGGCCACTGAGTCCGCTACCAAGGTGCAGGAAGTCATCGACAAGGTGAAGCCTGCCAACGCTGCCGAGGCTGCCGCGCTGGAGGCGCTCAAGCCGCTTGTCGCCGACAAGAAGATCACGGCCGACGAGACGCTCCGGCTTTCGCAGCTGATGGCCACGCTCGACGGCGCGATTCGCACGCAGATGGGAACCACAGCCGCGAACACCGACAAGATGATCCAGACGATCACGACGATGCAAAAGCGGCTGGACGACCAGCAACGCATGATCAACCAACTCAACTCTAGCGCACGGGGGGCCGGCAACTGACCATGTCATTCGAATACGTCATCAAGGGAGAATCGGGCAAGACGCTCGACGCATCGGACCACGCGCTCGGCAGCGATCTGAAGGCGGTGAACGCCACCCTGCGGTTTGAGAACCTCGGGCCGGATGTCCTTCAATGGACCTGCCGCACCGAAGACCTCGACGCCGGCGACTCGATCATTCCCGATGTCGGGCAGCGGGTGGAGCTGTGGATTCCGGCAATCGGAGGTTTTCCTGCCAGTCGCCAGTTTCGAGGATGGGTTACACAGGCCAGGGTTACGAACTACGGCGTGCAGGTGGTTGCTGAAGGCCCGTGGCAGTTCCTCCAGAAGATCGACATCACCAGCAGCGTTTCGAGCGGAACCAACACGGACTTTCGGCCGACCATCGTCTTCAACGAATCCACGGTGAAGG